TCATGGACAGATCCTTGCTAAGTCACCGTACTGTCAAGAATCAGCAAGTTTCTCTAAGAGCACTGGTGTACAGACATTTGCTGGTGGTATGTTCGTTGACGGATTTGCAGGTAACTTACAGTTCCAGGTGTTGGCTAAGAACAGCAATACCAATCTATCCATTGGTGGATTAGACAGACGTCCTAACTTACCATGTAGCTTTATTATCGAAGATACTGTTTATAGAGTAAACTATGTTAGGGACTATACATATCTACCTGGCGGTTCAACAGCTACATTCATCTTAGATGAAACCACTCCGTTTACATTACCAGTATTCACTTATAATCAATCAATATGTAATCGTGACGTTGGCTTAGTTGTTGACGGTCTAGGATATGATATTGTTTTTGGAACTAACTTTAACTCTAGAAAAGCCGGTTTACTATATCTAGAAGCCAACGCATCTGTAGTGTTGAGCAGTCAAAAGGCATTAACTATTGCTGGTTTTGAAACTGCTCACAACCTTGCTACTGCTGCCCTTACAAGTGCTGCGATCATCGACGGCAACAACTACAACACAGCAAAAACTATTGTTGCAACCAGCAACAACAATATAGCTGCAATCGTTGGTGGCGGCAGTTATTATGCTCCGACTTTAGTATTGCCTGATCCTCCAGGGCTTTCAACTAATCTTTCAAATGCCAAGACACTGTTGCTGGCCAACATTGACTTTATCAAAGACGAAGTTGATTATTGGATGCAGGCACAGATCTCTGGAAATATTTCTCCGTTCACTAGTGCATTTACATATAACTCAACAAAATCAAAACGAGATACACAATATGTAATCGAAGCTGTTGCCTATGATTTAATCTACGGCGGAAATCAAATGACACGTGATGCCGCGTTGAAATACTACGACGGTGTTGGTGACGCTGTTACACTACAACTAGTTTCTGGTCAAGAAGCAAAATGTGCTGCTGCGATCACCTATGCAAAATATCTAGCTAAACAGGTCATACAGAATCTTGCGCCAGCTTCAACTTATTCTCCAACAGCTCGTGTTACAGGTACTGCTGCAACATCAACAGAAGCAGCAACTATCGAAACATTGATGTCAGCAATCGCAACCACTATCACTGGTGGTGTTGGCTCTGCTCCATCATTAACACTGCCAAGTTTAACTGCATATGCTTATTCAACTGTTGACAAGGCTGCAAGAACTGCACTTGTAAATGCAAAATCAAGTATCCAATCAGGCGTTATCAGTTATATTAATTCCAATGCTAACTTGTATGAATTACTAATGCCTGGTAATAGATCTATGTTGTCAAACGACTTTACACAGATCGCAGATATGGGCTACGGTATCGTTGTTACCAACGGCGGTTTAACTGAAGCAGTATCTATGTTTACCTACTACTGCTGGATATCTTACTACTCATTAAATGGTGGACAGATTCGAAGTATCGCTGGTTCGAGTGCTCACGGAAAATACGCACTTATCGCTCAGGGCTCTGATCCATTAGAAGTTCCAACACCATGTACACTATTCAGTGATTTAGCTCAACGTGTTGACTGTTACTATCCAAGTCCAAGCTATGCTAACCAAGCTGGCGGACTTTACATTTTTGTTACAAACTACAACTATCCTCCACTAAACAACTCAGAACTAGAAGTTGATCACGGAAATGGATTGTTATACAGATATCCGGTTACATCTGTGGCCACAGAAGGATATCCAGCAGGAGTGGCAAGATTAAACTTAACCAGTGACACTTCTGGAAACTTTGACGGTATTTACAATACCGTTGCAGACGGCACTAAGATGACTTTAAGAGCCAACTCTCAAATCGTTCTAACTGGTGGACTAGCAGATGTTGCAACAAGACCATCAACTGGTTTGAGATTAACTGAATCCGATACCAACGTATATCGTATTCTACAGTTTGAAGAATATCAAGATCCAAACGGTCCTTATGAAGTTGTGGTTACTACTGGTACTCCTGGTATATTCAAGGTGTTGGCAAAGATCATTACCATCGCCAGCACATCGATCTGTACAACATCTCAGAACCACAGTTTGAGAGTAGGCGACAAGTTTATTCCTACAAGCACTGCCAACGGTCTAACAACTGGTACGACATATTACATTACCAGCGTTCCAGCTTATAATCAGTTCACACTAGCAACTTCTGCAGGTGGAACAACTATCACTAGCTTGACCAACGGTACTGGATTAAGTATCAAAGGTGTCAAGACTCACAAGTTGTTACCAAACTATTACATGAGTTTCTTAACTACTGGATCTTATCCTTCGAATATTAATAGTTCTGGTTACTACTATGTCACTGGTGCAAACCTTTCTGATACACAGTTCTCGTTATCAGATATGAAAAACGGAGATCCGTTAAACATTGCATCGGCAGGAACTGGTACACTCACATATGTTCCAGAAGGTCTTACAAAGACCACCATGAGAGAAAACTATGACTTCGTCAATGCTACTCTTTACTATCCTGGTGAATATGGTCTAGCTACAACTACTGTTACAAATACCACCCATGCAACTGCAACGATGTCGTCATCAAGCATTGCTGGGTTGACAGGTATTCTAACTGTTGGCACTGTCACCGGAACTATCTATGTAGGTATGTTACTGAGCGGTGGATCTATCGCTGCTAACTCTGTATGGATCACTGCTAACATCAGTGGAACTGGTGCAGGATCTACATGGCAGACTAACACGACAACTGCACAGTCTAGTACAACTATTACAGGTACTGCTGATCTTTCTACACTAGCCAGCACTACTAATGTATTGGCTGGTATGCCAATCGTGTTTACTGGCACAACATTTGGTGGCATCACAGCCAGCAGCACATACTATGTTAAAGTTGTAGACACTGCCAGCAACAGAATCGGTCTTTCAACTACACCAGGTGGTAACTTTGTTACTCTAACAACTGCCAGCGGTAATGCTACAGCAACTGCCGGCGGGGCGAAAGCTGTAACATTGGTTATCGGGGTTGGTACAGTATTCACTGCTACTGCACACGGATACTCAGCCGGCGATGTGGTTAGATTTGAAACTACAGGAGCTCTGCCAACAGGACTAAGCGTATCATTGAATTACTTTGTTCTAGCATCTGGCTTAACTGCAAATACATTTAAAGTATCTCCGACTCCAGGTGGCATTGCTGTTGATACTACTGGAACACAAAGCGGAACACATACTGTAGGCCGTGTAAGCGGTAGAGCGGGTGATTCAAGTTTCGCAGTTGTTGCACTAAGTCCAGCAGACACTTTGAGAATGTCAGCTGGTATGCGATTTGTATTTGAAGGTGAAGAATATATTATTTCATCATATCAAAACGAAACAGCAACTAATAAACCTTATGGTAGAGTCAATCTTGATAGACCATTGGTAAATGCTATCAATCAGTTTGCATCTGCTTATACCATTGCTGCAGGTGTTCCTACTAGGTCAACTAATGCTGCTGGTTCATTGACTATTCGTATTTCGTTGACTCGTGTTACTGGTCATGACTTGCTTGATATCGGTACTGGTTCATACGCAGACACCAACTATCCAAATGAAATCTACGGTCCACCGGTTAATCCGTTGAACCAGGAAACAGAAACTGAAGAACGAGACGTAGGTCGTGTGTTCTATGTAACCACTGACCAATATGGTAACTTTAGAGTTGGTCCATACTTTAGCGTTGACCAAGGTACTGGTCGAGTAACATTCTCCGCAGCGATTGCGTTGAGTAATTTGGACGGTATTGGTTTCAAACGCGGTGTACCTATTTCAGAGTTCTCAACAGACAGTGCATTCTCCGATAACGCAACTGATACTGTTCCAACAGAAAACGCAACACGTATCTACATTGAACGTAGACTTGGTGTAACACACGGTGGGTCAACAGTCAGTGACGATCAGCTATTACCTCCATTAACTGGCGGTTTCATGGCACTGACTGGTCAGTTGGCAATGAAAGGCAACATGGATCTTGGCGCTAAGAGAATCGTAAACGTTGCTAACCCTGCTGCTCCAACTGATGCAGTTAACTTGAGAAGTTTAACTTTTACAAACATACAAGAGTTTACTACTGTAAACATTCAATCATGTGATATTTTAACATTCACAGGGGCAGGATCAAATGCTATCAATGCTCAAGTAGTTGGTGACTTCAGCTTCAATATGGATTCAACCGCGCATACAGTTGATGCACAGATTAATCCTGGAGTGATTATCAATGCTGATATCAATGCCAATGCTGCTATTGATCAAAGCAAACTGAACATGAACGTGGCTTCGACAAGAGCAAACGCCACAGGTATTATACAGGCCAACAGAGGTCTTGCCAGTTTTGACGATGCTCAGTTTACAGCTACTAACGGTTGGATCACAGTTAAAGACAACGGATTAGTATTATCAAAACTAGAACAAATACCAACCAAAACTGTTCTTGGTAATCCTAGTTTAGGTAACTCAAATGTTACATCTGTATCATATGCGTCGATTGTCAGCGATGGTGGTGCTATTAAGAAATCACAATACTCTGCGACTGGATTCTTGAGAAGAACAAATAGTTCAAGTAACTCTATTGACAGTGATTACACAACCATCGAAGCATCATCATCTTACTCAGGATCCACAGATAACAGTAAGATTATTACCAGAGATGGTAACGGCGACTTCGGTGCTAGGGTAGCCAGCTTGTCGTCGATATTGATTGACTCGCAGACAGCTATTGATACATCAACTACAACATCCGGCGGTTATATTCGTTACTACGGTTATAACACAGCAGGTGGTATCTTAGTACAAGATGGTACTGTTGCCGTTGACAAGAAAACATTATACTGGAATGACAGCCATCAGTTTAAGACTCAGAACGGTATTTCTGATGCTCCAATAACATGTAGTGCCGTACAGACATTGTCGTTAACCACTGGTGGTAATACTACCAATGGTACTATTACAGGACGATGGACATTAACAGGTACTTCACCAAACGAATCAAGACTACAAGCAACGTACTCCGCCGACTTAGCTGAATACTACGAAGGCGACAAAGAGTACGAAGTAGGAACAGTTCTTGTGTTTGGTGGCGATAAAGAAGTTACTGTAACTGGAAAACAAGCAGATAACAAAGTTGCAGGAGTTGTTTCTAATACCGCTGCATTTGTAATGTATGATGCTTGTCCAGGTCATAAAAACTTAGTTGCACTACAAGGTCGTGTACCATGTAAGGTAGTAGGAAAAATACAAAAAGGAGAAATGCTAGTGACATCTAAGATCTTTGGTGTTGCTATTGCTGCTGGGGACGATGTCAAAGTCGGAACTGTTGTAGGCAAAGCATTAGAAAACTATGATTCGGATCATATCGGAACGATTGAAATTGCAGTAGGGAGAACATAATGCCATTAATCGAAAACATAACTGCAGGAACGTCACCCTTACTGTGGAGTAATGTAGATCAAGCATTTAATAAAATCAATGCTAACTTTACTGCACTTGCAGCGACGGTCGGCAGTGGTAATATTATTGATTTTAGTAACTTAGTCACAGACGTTAGTCCTAATGCTACTAATCAATATGCGTTAGGAACTATTTCAAAATCTTGGAAATCTGTATACACCAGTGAATGGTCAACAGTTCCTGGATCAGAGTTCAACGGTCTGTGGGCAGGAAATGCCCAAATCAAAGGTATTGGTTCGCATATTGATTTGCCAGTAGGTTCAACAGTTAACGGCAACTTGATCATTGATCCAAATAAAACATTTTTTAAATCAGTTCAGATTGATAATGGTAATCAAATCGTAGCCAACGATTTCAGCGATACCATTAACCTGTTATCAGGAACTGCTATACACCTAGTTTCAGATTCTGGATCAGAAAGCATAACCATTAACAATACCGGTGTTATTAGCCTAGCTGGAAGTACAGGTATTGGCGTAAGTGCTAGCACTGGCTCTGTTACATTAACCAACACTGGCGTAACCAGTGTTAGTGCAGGTCCTGGAGTTGTAGGTAGAGTTAACGGGCGTGGTATCAGTGTATCAAACAGCACTGGCGGTGTATACATTACTAATACTGGTGTTGTAGATATTCAACAGGGATTCGGTATAACGGTATCTACAGATACTGCGACTGGTATCGTTACTGTTTCAAACTCAGCACCTGCTCAGGTTACATTTAGAACTATTAACATCACAGGTACAACTGGTCAACTGGGTGTTACTGCTGACAGTACTTCAGACATTTTAACATTCAATGCCGGTTACGGTATTATTCTAACTACGTCAGAACCCACTGATACTATTACATTTAGTTTAGACAAGAAAATTGATATCAACGGTTCCATCTTCGCAGACGACTCAACTAAAATCGTTGATGCTGTTGAAGGAAAGTTTTATGGAGCATTGTTTGGGCCAGTTACAGGTAATGTCACTGGCAACGTCACTGGCAACGTCACTGGCAACTTATCAGGTAATGTCACTGGCAACGTCTCTGGCAACCTTACAGGCACTGCCGACATAGCTACAACTGTTGCGTTAGTTGCGACTAACACTACATCTGCTACACACTACATTACATTTGTAGATACAGCGACAGGAAATGAAAACGTAAGAACTGACACAGGATTAACATGGAATCCTGGAACTAACACACTAACAGCTCTTAATCTTGTAACTAGTACGATTACCAGTTCCGATTCTAGTGCTATAACTGTTATAGCGCCTGTATCATTCAATGCCGACATTACTGCAGAGAATGATTTGATTGTTCGAGCAGATATCAAAGACAGCAATGGTCACTTCATTGTTAACTATCCTGCAACTAATAGATTCTATGTAGATCCTTCTAGAACTGATACATACACTCCGACTGGAAATATAAACAAACCATTCAAGTCGGTGACTGCTGCTGTGGATTTTGTAAATGGTCAAATCACTAAAGGACTATTAACCGTAGGCAGCACAAATCCAGCATTCATTATTTTGAGAGGTAATGTGTCGTCTGAGACTGTAACACTAACAACTGGATATGTATATCTAGTTGGAGAATCAGCAGGATTTGGTTCACCAGTATACTTTGGTGGAAATATAGTTATTCAACCAACCAGCGGAACTATTGATGCTAACCATTTTGGTATAAAAGGAATCAGAGTAGCATCTCCTTCTGATACTAAAGCGATTACCTGCGCTGGTTCGACTCCATGCCGTGTATACTTACAGGATGTATGGATTACAGCATCTGGAAACACCGGCGGTGGATATTATCAATCTAACTCCGGTACAGGCACAACAGTCTACGGTGAAAATATTAGATTGGCTCATAGTGGCACTGGGGATATCTATTGCGTTGAGATTGTAAATGGTCGAGGAGACTTTAGACATGTTAAGACATTTGGATCTCCGAAGCAAGCAGGTGTAGCACGTTTAGGAGCAACTTTAGCATTTTACAGCTCACAGCTTGAAACCAGCGGTGACAATGTTGTCGAATCATACAACTCAGGAATATTGATTTTAGATGGCTGTTATCTAGCAAACTCATTCACTGATGCGCATGGTGTTAGATTAAACGGAGTTGATTCAACTGCTATTGTAACGAACTGCACATTTAATATCAATGCAGGTAGTGGAAAAGCTGTTTATAGTGCTGTA